TCACTGTGGTACCAAGGGAATGTTTTGTTCTTGGCTTTATTAATTTGTTTTAGAATATAATCAACACTTTCAGCAGCAGTATTAAAAACCAATTGGTTACTGTTACCAGCAAAGGTTATAAATTTATTCTTAAATCTTGCATACTCAAATTGTGCTGTTTTGATGCTGTTAACAAAATTTAATTTGTCATCTGTCAAGAACATTGATGCCAAAGTAACAGGTCCGCTTTGTTGCAGAATAGTTCCGCCTTGCCCTACTACATCAATATTTCTTAAATTACTAACACCTGGATAACGACCCAAGAATTTTGTACTGTTTTGCGTTAGTTTGTTTATATGATTTCTCATATCTCCCAATGTTGGGGTAGTTAACACAGCATTTTGAGCATTGAAGTTTAAGTTGCCAGGAACTTCGTAAGTACCAAATTGGCTCACTTGTGTACTGTATACCAAAATATCTATTCTATCGGAATCTTTAAGAATTGTTGAATCTATAACAACAATTTGTGTATTATTCGGTCCAGCAGTTACAGTATATCTTGCAACTGTTAATTTTTGATAGTTTACAAATACCAACAAAGAAGGAATTATTGCATCTGTTGCAGGAGGAACATCTATAGCAAATGAGTTTGTAATGCCGTCAAATATGTAACTTATATCCTGATATTGTTTACTGTGCTCGACTACTGTACGCCATACATTTAATTTTTCAAACGATGAAGAACCTTCATTTTTATATAAGTATCCACGATTTACTTTGTCAGTGTAGTTGACTTTATCAACAGTATAAACAAATGTATCGTTGTCAAAATTATTAACAAATTCGATATCACCTATATTATTGATATTTTTATAGACCAGTGGGAATCCAAGTTCCTTGTCGGCAACACCTGTGCCAACTCCATAACTAAAGATTTTTGTACCAAAAAACGCAGAACTATTACTACCAGGGTAAACTGCAGTATCACCAAAGCTAACACCGTTTACATCAAATACATCAAACATCGGCGGTTGATTCACTGATGTTTTTTGTTGTGCACGAATCCAATTTACACCATTGTAATAATAACTACCGCTGTTTTTCAAACCACTGGTAACTGTGACACTGGTATTTTCAGTTGCCGCAGTAACTGATGATAAATGTATTGTTTTGACATCTGTGTTGGCTATTCCTATTTCGTCAACAAAATTTATTTTCCATACAGTTTCTGGAGTTTTTGGATTTTGCATTGCAGCAAAAATCACAGTCATTCCGTTTGTCAAAGGCACACCGTCTATGGTAGTAGTAACTATACCATTGACTGACTTAACTTTACTGCCTTCTAAAGTTAAAAAAGGTTCTGTTACTGTGGTATCTAATAGAGTAACTGGAGTAATACCAGTGGTACCAAAATTATATAATTTTAAGTCTGCTTCAAATTCAATAATAGGTCTATTGGCTCTTGCAAGGCCTTTTAATTGTGGACTGGATCTTTCTGTTTGATCCGCAGTAATAAAATCTGTATCTGCAGTTAAATTTGCAGCCAATGGATAAGGATATACTGTTTCGTCTGCAGTTAATGGCACTGTAGGGACATTACTGCCTGTGATTACATCTTGGTGAAACCAACGATTGTTAGTGCTCCAAGGATTAACATCACTGCTGGCTCTATTGATTGTTATATAATCTTTAACTGTGGATCCCAAAGATCCAGTCTCTGCATTTAACAACGTTTGAACATCTACTAGTTTAATACCGGTACCCACACCTTCGACATAATATTCTTTATTTTGATATGTTTCTGGTATTACAGTATTGTCAAATCTAACTTTAAGACCATTGACAAATTCAACTGCATTAGGGCTGATGTAACGTGTTTGTCCCAATATGTCGGTTTCAACATTTATAGTGTTGACTGCAGGATCAATAATACGAATAGTTCCTTGCTCACTGGTAACTACTCCGTCTTGATAATAGTAAGTACCTTGTGTTGCGTCTGTTGGAACTACAAAAGTAATGGTACCTGTATCGATACCGTTATTTGTTACTCCTGCAATATTAGGATGTGTGCCGAATTCACCTATAACATTCTGTATCCAAAAAGGCTTACCTGGCTGATTAACGTGAAAATTATACGCATACCCTTTGGCCAACACCAAGTCAGGATTGGCAATTTGATTCCAATTGCTAAAATTGTAAACACCCTGACTATCAATAGGAAATACTGTAATTTCTGAATTTAAGTAGATGTTGCCTGCACTTACGAATACACTATCAGGTCCTTCAGGTACCCAATAGTAGTGTGTAAAGTTGATAAACGCATCTAAATTAATGTGCGGGTCATAACTGTAGTACTCGCTGTCCCACAGTCTACTTTGATTTGTTACGTTTCCGCCAAAATAACTAATTTGTTGTAGTACTTCGGGATAAGTTACATGAAACTCTATGTCCTGAGTCGCAGGATCTGTTACTGCAACACTAGGCTCAAGTTGATAAGTGGCTCGAGTTAAGTCAGGTTCTCTGATATAGTTTGTAATAGATTCAAACCCAGGAGCAAACTTGCGACCTACATATCCGCTGATTGTTTTTAAGTTGCTTTCGGTTACTAACTGATCTAAAGTTGCATTTAAGAACTTTTTATTAGTTTCACTTTGGAATGTTCCTGGTAACAGATTTACCGTTTTTGTAATTGGCATAACTCGTTCTGATTAGTTTATAATAGTATTTACCAATTGATTTTGTAGGTTCAATTGAGCGGCGGTGATAGCAGTGATTACCTCAATGTTTTCAACAGTGGCACAACTGATTAATATTTCATTTGGCCCACTGCTAATCTGTTGCATACTACCATAAATTTGACCAGCAGTGTTAGGAACGATAATGATACTACTGATGTTAGGTGCCATTGCTTGTTGAATATAAGTGGCTAATTCAGTGAAGTAGAAAGTTTCGCCGAAATCCCAGTTACTGGTGTTGAAGTAATTGTTAATATACATTAGCACTTGACTGCGAATTTCGCTGTCACTTACATTTACATTTGAATTTTTAATTACTTTGAAAGTAGCTTGTAGTGTAGAATCTGCTTTAGAGCCAAACAAAGGCTTGAATGTAGCAGAATTATAAATGATAGCATCACTTACACTCTTATAATTTTCCAAGTCATTATACAACAGTCTAAGACTTTCGCTAGTTGGTACACTGGGTTCTGCAATCGCACCGGTTGTGTCTGTTACCCAAGAAATATAGTCTCTTTCGTATTGAGTTGTCAGAATATACATATCAATAAGATTACTGGGGCTTGGGTCTATGCGTCTGTTTCCTGGAGCATTGTGTCTGTATTGGAAATATAAACCCTGTCTTCCAGTTTTTACAATATAATCTGCAGTGGCCGATAAGCTATAGACCCCATTAGTCACTGATAACAAGTAAAAATTTTGTTCATCTGTGGCGTAGAACAATTGACCGTCCAGATAGTTTGCTAATTTATTTTTGATACTTTGTTGATTAGGATATTCAACATTTACCGTGGTATTGTCGACTAGTGTATAGGTAATAAAACTATCGTAACCATACGTTTTTTGGAAGAATACCAACTTCTTGGCAACATCAACATCGGGTTGAACAATGGTTTTGAATATATCTGGATTGTCGGGAACGCCATTATAATTAGAATCGGCAAATGTGATTAACACTTTACTATTATCAACATAACCGTCGCTTTCTGCTACTTGATTGTCAATAAACCAAGTGATGTTTTCCTGCAAAGGTTGATTTGTATCTGGGTCTCCGTTTACTTTTAGTACGTTAACAAAGTCGTGTATTGTTGATCCAGTTACACTATCAAAAATCTTAACTTGTTTGTCGAAATAAAATTTAGTTTGGTTTGCACTTTCAAATACATAACTAAGTCCTCGAGCAGTCACTGTATAAATTAAGTCATTGACTGTAAAATTCAGTAACCAACTGCTGTCACTGTTAGTGCCATTGGATGAACCTTGATTGGCTTGACTAAAAGGCTTAGTAGAATTTATGTTTTGTAAAGAAACAATTGCCCAACTGTTGGTAGCTTGGTCAAATCGAATCGCAAACTCTGTGTAACTTTGTATTAGTTTAATTAAAGTAGCAACAAATGTACTGCTAAAAGAGTTACTAAAACTTGGAATAACTGTGGTTGCAATTGCACCAGACGGTACATTTTGGCTCAGAGTTACTGGACCAAGACCTGATGTTAACACGCCTTGAGCACCGGTTCCTACTAATTGTGTTACTGCCACATATAATAACGGTTGTCCGTTGGGAGGTAATACCCCAGACGCAGGTAATGCTACTATTTCATTTTGACTATTAAAATAGTTGCCTGTGCCAGGACTAAACACTACGATACTTTCAAGTGTTAGATAAGAGTTATTGCCGCTTACATCACTTCCAATTGCTTGTGGAGTTCCGGTACTGCTTACAAAATAACCAGTACTTGCTCCTGTAGCAACTGTAGTTCTATTCCAGGCCATATTTGTTAAACTAAAACGATTGAAGTTTTCGTAATAAAAATGAGCCATCGACGAATTTTCGATGATAGGAGTTAACTGATTATCAATTACTTTTAATATGTCTGCAGTTGTATTCCAAGTAAAATCAAAATATCTAGTGGCATCTTCTTTATAGATAACACCGTCATCTGCAAATATATTTGTACTACTGTATCTTCCTGTAGTGTCAATTACATCCAAGTATCTACTTACACCACTGCTACTGCGGTTAACAGATTTGATTTTACTAATACTGTTAAAATAACCATAAGGGAAAGTATTGTAATCTTCTCCAGTAACCATACGATTTTGTGTATAGTATTGTTGTGGAGCTCTTGTACTGATATCTTTAATACTTTCAGTGGCGATGCTATTGGCAATAGTATACTTCAAACTTGCAACTATGGTCAGTGTTTCCAATCTGCCAGCTCTGCTGACATAGGGAATACTCAATTTGATGTTTTGCATTTCATCTGGAGTAATTTTATATGCAAGGCCTGCACTGGTTCTAAAGTATGTTCTAAAACTACCTTGTGGAATTTGTGCAAAAGTACCGTCGCCAAATACTAAATCAATTTGGTCATTGTTGCGAGTATTCACTTGAAAGCTTTTTTGTGCAGAATTGTTATTATAGATAATGTTAACACCAGCCACTGCTGGAACTTGTGTCCACTCATAACGAACAGTACCTGCATTGGACAATTCATACAACCAAACATCAGTATTATTAATATTGTTATAATTGATACTGACTAGATTATTTGGTACACTTTCAGTCACTCCAAAATTTACATTTTGCAATGAACCTTGTTTGAAATAAGCAAAAAATCCAGTGTTGTTGCTGGCATTGCCTAAGTTATCGTTTTTATAAAGAATATTCAACGGTGCACTAGGTTGTGGACTTACTTCATAGATATAGTCTTTACCCACACTACTGGCGCTGACGATTTCAAAATTCAAGCTTGTGCTTTCAACTTGTGTTTGAAATGCGTACACTGGCAAGTTGTTTGCGGGTGTATTGATCTGATACTCGTCATTTACTACCCCGTTGATAGTTTGACTATTGCTGGGTTTACCTATGTATTGATTTGACTGCAAAGATGCATTAATAACCGACACAAATTGTTCATACCAATTGATATTTGTGTTGTCATTCCAGCGTATAATAGCATTGGTAATATCAATACCACTGCTGTCACTTATTGGCTCAGTGGTTTGGACACTGACAAATTTCAAATAACCTGATGCTGTTTGATTACGTTTAGGAACATAACTAACTAACTTGGCTAATTTAAGAATACTGTCACGGCGTTGTGCGGTATCAATAAAATTTTCACGGGCATTTAAGTCTGTACGAAATGCTAAACTTTGTCCCAAGAAGGCAATTAAATCCAATAAAGCAATATACTCACTGCTTTCTACAAAATCATTGAAGTCCTCGGGATAATAAAGTTGTAGATAATCAACCATGCTTTTGCGCAAGGTTTGAAAGTCATAGCTTTGAAAATCTGCGTTCCTAAAGCTTTCGTATAATCTTGTCCAATCTTGATTAACAAGTAGACTATTTTGTCTGGATGTGGTTGCCATACTGTTCCCGTTTTAAGTATTTATTGCATTTGAAATATGCTAACTTAAAGGTACAGTTTTAGTTGGTGGTCATTGAATTAGATTCGTTACTGAAGTTTAATTCTAACTTAGAAACTTGGCCTGTTGCAATATACAGTAAATCAAATTGAATTTGTATACCTTTGTCATATTTTGTTACTACAACATTGCTTGCAGAGACTCTTGGATCATAAGCTATAATCTTGTAAACGTCATTGGTGATGGCATTTTGCAAATCACTGTCCATTGGATCGAACAGTCTATCCCAAATAATAGTACCAAAACTGGGATTCATCAACTTTTCGCCTCTGCGAATATTAAAATTGTTCGTGACGTCTTGTTTAACCAACTTGAAATCGGTTAATCGAAACTTTTTACCGCCATTCGCAGTACTGAATCCGTTATATAGTGCCATATTGTATTTACACCTTAATTAACGCAATGCCACTGACGTCATTGGAACTCTACTGGCATTGCTGGCCTGTATAGTAGGAACTTGACTCTGACTATAAACGCCTCTGTTATAATAACTAGCAACAGTTGTACCGTTAGCATCACTGCTGCTAATACCTTGTTGTGCCCACGTGGTTACTGCTCCTGCTCCTACTAGGTGACTGGCTTGCAGGAATCCTGCAGTTTGATCAGTTGGGGTATTTGCAGTAATAACTCCAGTTCTTTGTAGTGCTGCATAGTTATTGGCAGTATAGTTGTACATCTGTTGTTCTTGTACAGAAGGGTTATTTAAGAAATCTTGTGGACTGTTTAATCCGTCTTTTCCTGTCCAATTTGCAGGATTCATCACTGTGGCTTGTGTTGTGCCTGGTTTTACATATCCAGCATCGGCTAGTGCAGCTGCGCCCATTTGATATTTGCCGAGATAATTGTATTGATTTTTAGATCCGTAATTTCCGCCACTTTCATTAAATCCAACCTGAGCCATATAGGCCTGTAGTTGATCCTCGCTCAATGCTCCTAATCCTTTGCCAGGAGCAGGTTGCTTTAAGAATGAACTAGTGGGTGCCAAATTTGAAGCAGGTTGATTGGCAGCCAGGCCTGGGCCTATGTTAGAATTTTTACTACCGCCGTAGCCTTTGGCAGTTAACCCTCTTGAAATAGGATTACCTT